TGATTTTCCCCATGACGAAGCCGGGGGCTGTGCCGTCGTTGAAGTGGCCCGGCGCATGGCCGTGACGGGCGGCGGCTCGCTTGTAGGTGTCCAGCGCCTCCCAGACCGCATTCGGGGCCACACCGAGCGCCCTTGCGGCTGCGCGTTGGGTGCCGTGTTCCTTGACGGCCTCCAGATATTTGATCTGGGTCTCGGTCACCCAGCGGGGATACTTGTCGTCTTCGAGGGGGACGAAGGACAGGGCCATCAATCACCAAAGACTCTGCGCCACCAGGGCCGGGGAGGGGGTGTCAGCGCCCGCGTCTGGGCGTCGAAAGATTGGACCGCCAGATCACGCCGACCGTCGCACACGGCCAGCGCAGAGGCTCTGGCGGCATAGGTCGCATCGAGGTCGGCTTGGGTCGGGCTATCCGGCAGGAGCGGCAGGAGGCACGGCTGGCGCGCTACCGGCGGCAGGGTCAGGATCGGCGCAGATGGCGGGGAACTGGTCGCACATCCGCTGATCGTTAAGGCGCAGGCGATCAGCCCGCTCTTGAGAAAGGGGGGCGTCCGCATCAGGGGCATCCCTTGCTTCGGTTTCAGCTTGCGCGGCGATCTCGCGAACGATGACCTCCCGCGTGTGAAAGGTCTCGGTGGCGACGGCGATCTCGGCCTGCCCGGCCGCCTCGCGTTCGAGGGTCGAGACCTGACCCTCCAACCGGCCGGCCTTGGCCTCGGCGCGCTTGGCGCTCCACTGGGGCGTGAACGGCACGAAGGCAGCGAAATGGTTCAGGGCGGCCAGCGCCAGCACGGCGGCGAGGACATAGCCGATGACCCGCCAGGGAATGCGGGCGATCACCCGCCGACCCCTTTGCGATAGGCCCAAATGATGGCTCCGAAGACGCTGGCGATGCCGACGAACCAGCCCATGGCGAAGAACAGGAGGGCGTCGATCATCACAGGCCCACCGGGATCTCGAAATGCGGCCCGTCGGTGAAGGCCTTCTTGCCGGCCCGGCGACGCGCGGCGCCATAGGCCTCCACGGCCCGCTCCATGTCGTCAGCCGTCGAGCCCTTGATCTGGCTCATGAACTGCCAGCACCCGCCCCAACGGACCGGCACATTCAGTTCCGCCGCAGCGAATTTCACGGCGGCGGCGATGGGATAGATCGCCTCCCACTCCCACCTCAGCTTGCCGTTGATGAACGGCACCAGGTCAACCGCATGGCCGAAGCCGTCGGCCTGTTTGCGGTGCATCGAGTTCATCGTCTGCGATGCCCCGCTGCGAACCAGGTTCGTTTGCTCGGCCTCCGTCCGAAGGCCGTCGTGCACCGAGAAATCCTGCGGGCTGATCTCGATCGCGCGCTTGACGACGGCGACGAGGCGAGGCTCGACGCCCGCCAATTCGGCAAGCGACTTCGCGCCAAGGGCATATCCCATGGGTCGGACTCCGTGATTGTGTTGGAGGGCTGCGGCCTAGTTGTCGCCGCGCGTCTGGACCGCTTCCGGCTCCGCCGTTCGCGGCCCGCGAAGCCTCAGCTTCAGGTTGGCCAGAATGCCGGAAATGTCCGCCGCCGAGGCCCCTCCGGCCCACAGCAGCAGCATGAGGGCCGCGAACAGCAGGATCGCCTGAGCCAGCGCCAGAACGTCCCCGGCGGGGATCAGATAGGTCAGCCGCCAGACCAGCCCCAGGGACGCCGCCACGACGGCGAAGGCCATCAGCCGGCGCCACAGGAAGCCCGGCTCGGGCAGCGGGTCTTGCAGGTCAATCATTCCGCCACCTTGCGGCGCGAGGCGGGCAGCAGCCGCTCGATCAGGTTCGTCAGATGCTTGATCTGTTCTTGAAGCCGGATCACCTCATCGCGGGTGTTGTCGTGGCTGGCTTCCTTGGCTTGAAGCGCCGCGACGACTGAAGCCAGGGCGCTGATCTGCGCTGATAGCGCCCCCGCTTGCTCTATGGTCGCCTTGCCGTTGACCCGGCCCTCCAGGCGAACCAGCCACGCAATGAAGGCAATACCAGAGAGAACGACGGTCAGGATGACGCCGGCATCTATTGAAGGAGGCGCTCCGGTCATGTGATGGCCGCCGCGCGGATGATGCGCATGGAGAAACTGCCCGTGAGGACTTTGCCCGCCATGCTGACAGGCGTGCTGACGGGATACGTTGGCCAGTAGAGTTTGCAGCCGTAGGGATTATTCACGCCGATGACTTGGGCGGCGTATGCGACGCCCACACCGTTGTCGAAGTGAGTGTAACCCACCCCGGCAAGGTTCTCGACAACCAGCTGGATGTCTGGAAAGTCCGCATTCCATGCCACGACCTTTTCGGCGTTCCCAAAGCCGGTGTTAGTGCCGTCGCGCTTGTCAATGACCTGAACGGTGCCCTTGACGCCGTTGACGTAGCCCACCGCCCGGTTGAAGCCGGTCATCGGGCACATAACTACATAACTGCCGGACCGCGTTCCGGGCGTAATGGAAATCGCCGCATCGGTAAAATCGTGCGTCCAGGCGTGGATGATCTGCGCCGAGGCGGTCGGCTCGAACGTAGTCGTGTCGGTGAACTTGCAGGCCCGACTGCCGCTTGGCGTGGTAAAAAAGCCGGTGCAGCTTTCGACAATGCGGATGCCCGCCCATTCCTCGTTGATCGCCGCGCCCTCAAGGCCGGTCTTCTCCCACTCGATGTTGTTCGGGCAGGAGGTGAACGTGCCGTAGCCGGTGGCGTTGACGCCAGAGAATGTCAGGACGGTTGTGTTACCAACCTCCGACCGTCCCGAGATCGTCAGCCAGACATCGTTGATCTGCGTCATGCCGACGACGCCGCTGCACTTGATGCGGTCCCCAATCTGGGCAGCGGTGATGGTGCCAACCGTGATGGTCAGCGGGTTAGTCTTCGTGGCCGCTGTCGGCGTTCCGGTGGAGCTATCCTTGCGATACCCGGCGCGCGTCGTAGTCGGGGAGGGATAGATGAAACCATGCGCCCGCCCGGCCAGCTGAAAGTTGGTCCCGAGATTTGCTGTGTCGCCAGCATCGGCCATGTTGCCGACGATGACTACCGGCTCAAACGCGGACCAGACCAGCCCGGTCTCAACCGTCGTGCCGCTGTCGAGCGCGTCGTATACGAAGTTTGAGACCTCAATCTTCTGGTTCCGAACGTGCGCCCAGATGCTGTTCAATGCCATGAAGTCGGTGGCCACAGACATAAACGGGGCCACGTTCATGAAGCCGACTTTGATGTGGTCTGACTGGTTGGCGTAGGTCGCATCGACATAGTTATCGGTGTGCAACCTGACGCTCATGATCGACAGGTTATCGCCCGCCTGGATCGAGTGAACCGGACGATCAGGCTTTGGCGTTTTGTATGCCGTGGTGATTATGGTCTCGGCCAGCGCGGGGGTAACCGTGTCCGTGGCCTCGATCAGGTGGTAGACGTTGGCCGCACCCGCATGAGCCACAACCGGGTCAGGGTTCCGCTGCATGGCGAGGACGCTGTATTGCGTGACCTCACCCGGCGGGATTTGGCTAACTCCGTCTGCCCCAAGGATGTTTACCAGTCCACCATTGCCGGTCGTCACCCCGCTGCCTCCGGTCACGGATTGGCCAGCCGTAATGGTGCCGTCCGCAGCAGGCGTTACGCCATAGTTGACAATGTGGATGTTGTAAGAGCCCGCGACATTTTCAAAAGGCGCGATCCACCGGAAGCGGTATTGCGCCAGCGTCCCGGTCAGGGAGACGTTGCGGACGGGGCGCAGGAAATATTTGTTCGCCGTTTGCCACGAGAGCGCCGGCACATACTCAAGCTCAACATAGGTCGTGTCAGCCGAGGTCGCAGCAGCAGCAGCGGAAACGGCTGCGGCGTCTGCGGATACGTCTGCGGCCGTGGCGGATGCAGAGGCAGCAGCGACGAGCGGCGTCACCAACTCGGAGCCAAACGGCGTAACGACGACGTTTTGATCGGAGATAGTCAGGGAAATGTCGGCCATTATTGCGTAACCCCGGCAGCGATGGTGAAGGTGCCCTCGATCAGGCGGGTCTTCGGCAGGACGCCTCCGGTCACATGAAGGTCGTGATAGACGACCACATCGGACCCGGCCTTCACGCCTGATGCAGGATAGGCCAGCGCCCCCTCGATAGTTGCCTCGTCATATTGGAGGGTCAGCGTCGTGGTCGGTATGTTGCCGGTAGTTACCACGGCGACCGAGATGCCCTGTGTGCCAGCTGTGGCATTCGTCAGCGAGATGATAGCGCTGCCAGGGGCGTCTCGATATGACCGGACCTGTTGGGCAAACGTGCCGCCGGTCAGGTCGTAACCCACCAGATCAATCGTGATCTTGTTAGGCGTCCAGCGATTGACTCGCAGGTTCGCAATGCCGGGAACGAGCATTCCGGGCCTCCCTCAATGTAGTTGGTGTCAGTGGGTTAGGCGACGACGACGGACTCAGGACCAATCGGGTCGGAATAGTTGCCGTCCACGTCGATGGCTCGGAGCCAGTAGTAATAAGTGCCCGGCGACAGCCCCGTGTCGGTGAAGAAGTCATAAGCGCCAGGAGCGCCGGGTATTGTCGAGGAGCCGGGCACGGCCAGCGAATAATCAGATGACGTGCCGATCTTGAACTCTATCGCGTTAAACGACAGCGACAGCGGGTTGCGCCAAGAGAGTTCCGGGTCACCAGTCGGGGTGCCGATGCTGAAATCGGTCGGCGGATCGACATAGGTGGCCGGCGGTATGCCGACGCTTTTCTCCGGCGGCACACCCACGGACTGAGCCACGGCAGCGGTGTGTTTGGCGTCCGTCTCTTGCCGGAAGGTGATGCGAACCCCGCCCGTCATCGGATCGTAAGCGCGGCGCAGGCATTTGACCTTGATACCGTCCAGCAGGAACCCAGGCTCATTGAAGGTAAAGCAGTCGCCCGGTTCGATCCGCCTCATGTGCGGCTTGAATGACACCGTTCCGTTGATGGCCTCGCGGGTGTTGGCGATGTCGTAATAGGCCAGCTGGGCCGCCTGATTGGCGCTCGGCACGTTCGGATAGTCAATCCCGCGCGACCGCTTGCCACCGTCCTCGGCGGTCCACGCCGCATCTGTCACGGGTTGGGCCTGCACCATGTCCCATCGGTGATCTTCAGACCAGAACCGGGGCAGGACCGTGTTAAATCGCTCCAGCCGCGATTGACCGAGCGACACTTCGACGGGGCCGCTGGTATCTGCCGCCGTCACACTGACAACGGAGGCCTGCGAAGCACCGTGAGATATGCAGCTGATCTTGCCTGCCTTGCGCGACGGAACCGCCCCGGACGCCTGCAATAGATTGCGAAGCACCGCGTATTTGTCGTCTTTGGTCGTCGGATAGGCGCAGACTTTCCAGCCGTTCGCGTCCGCCGCATTTGCTGCGTTGACGAAAGACTCAACGTCGATGCCTTCTAACGACGAGCCGATCCCGGCAATGAGCGAGCAGGCATAGGGCACACCATAAGTGCCCGACCCGGAGTCGCCAGCCCATCGCCCGATGCACCAGTTCAACGCCGCGATAGCGCCTTCTTCAATCCACACCCAGGTCGAAGGATTGAGCAGCCGACAGGTGCCGACCCCGCCCGGATAGGTGCTGTCGAGGCGAGGGTCCCATCCATAGACCCCCTCGATAACGTGCAAGGGCTTCACCACGCCGCCCTGATATTCTGACAGCTTCGAGTTCTCGAACATGGTCAGAACGTAACTGGCGAGGCCGTTCAGTTTGTGGCTGGACCCCCAGTTTGGCGCAGGGATGCCCGCCCCAACTCCGGTTGGCGAGGTCAGTGCCGTTTGTGGCTGCGTTCCCAAGTTGGTTTTTAGCCACATGAACCCAACGTGGTCGCCGGTCATCGACTTGTTAAGCGTCGAGTCAAACAGGGTTTCGGTCTCGTCTGCCGAGAAACTGACGAACGACTTAATCGGTCCGGCCGATACCGTGCAGAACAGCGACTGGTAGCGGTTTGTTGCGTCATACGCGACGCGGTAGTTGATCAACCCAGCGCAGCCGACGCGACCGTAGGCCACCGGAATACCCGCATCCGTGTCGGCCCGGAACGCTGTGACGCTGCCCTCAACGCGAGGCTTACCAGATAAAAGCGCAGACGCTGCGGTGGTGGCTGCAAACTTTGCACCCTCGACCGCAACCGTTGCTGCAAAAGCAATCTGGGCCGACGACCAACCCGCATAGGTCAGCGCCATCTGCGCCGCCGTGGCAACGGCCTGACCAGTGGTTACGACAAAGGCGACTGCGGCGGCGGCGGCTTCCGGCAAACTAAACCCTCCACGCGGTGACGTAGGCCTTTGGCTGGAAAACGTGCCCCATGCCATCAACGAAGCCGAACACCCGGCCATTCCCGACCGCGACAGTCAGGGCGCATCCGTATGGGCCATCGCAGGGCAGCCCGACGAGGTCGCCTGCCAAGGCAGAGGCCGGCGCGATCCTGCTTAGGCCGAGCGAGTCAACCGCTTCTAAAATATCCCGGCAGCCGGTCTTTTTCAGCGACTTGATCGCGCCCGCCTCGCTCGAATACTGCAAGCCCTTCATGACCGGAACCGGCACACCGTATTGGTGCAACAGGTGCGCGGCCAAAATGGCGCAGTCTCGCTTGCCGGGCTCGTATGTTTTGCCGACAAACCGATCAATGCAGGCCTGCGCGGCTTCAGCTCCAGTCACGCTCATGAGATCGAATTGTTCGGGTCATTGGCCCGCCAATAGATTTTCTTTTCCACATCGGAGACGTGTTCGCAGCCCAGATCGCCCGGCCACACCGACTGGTGAAAGGAATCCGTCAGTCGCTGCTCTTCGTTCGGCTCCAGCATCCTGGCCTCTTCGGTTATGCAACTGAAAATCAGGGCCTGCCCGACCCCGGACATAAGGCGTGGCTGGTCCAGCTCACCACGGAACAACAGATCAGGTCCGCCAATCAGGAGCCCTGTGTCCCGGTCCAGTGCCCCCAAGTGAATTGTAACGACCGACCCCTGCACAGTGGGGTCAATCCAAAGGGAGAGCGCGGTGTCATCGCAAAGGATGGTCAGGTCGCAGACCGTCGCCTGACCGTCTGCCCCGTCCTCAATGGCTCCCATGCCGCCGAGCCAGCCGTATGTGGCGTCTTCGGAGGCGTAAAGGTTGCCACTCCATGAAACGAAGCCGCCGTCCGTCCAGCGGATGCCAAGTGCGTCAATGGTCACCAGATGCACCAGCGTCGGCGCTGCTGCACCGAGCGCAGTAAACGTAAGTGCCGGATCGTCCCTTGAGCCCACCAGGGCTGCGGCCGGACCAATAAGGGTAAAGGCCCCGGTGGCAGCGGTTAAGTTGCGGCTGAGTTTCAGCCCCACGTCGTTGCCGGTCAGCACAACCGGGCCGACCGAAGCAATAAGAATGTTTTGCCCGGACGGCACCAAGGCCGCAGAGTTGCCGGTGTGGACGAATGTTCCGCCAGAGGCGGTTACCAAACGAGTGGCGCGGGTTCCGGCTGCAATGCCGGTCTGCGTGAAGCTTGCAGCGCCCGCGACCAGCAGGCGCGTTAGCCCCAACCCAGTCGCGGAGCCATTGAGCGTGAACGCCCCGCCCGACGCCGCCAAAATCTGCACACGGCTCAGACCGGCGGCGGTTCCGGTGCGAACAAACGAGGCAGCAGAAGCCGTGAGCGTGTATTGGCGCAGAAGCCCGGCAGCAGTGCCGCTCAGTGCAAAAGACTGGGCAGACGCCGTTAGCGTATTGCCAGAACTGAATCCGGCCGCATTGCCGGTCAGGGCAAACGTGCCAACCGAGGCCGGCAGCGCCACGATGCGCCCGACACCAGCACTCACGCCCGTAAGCGCAAATGAACCCGTGCCGGCCGCCAGAACGCGGGAGACGGTCAGTCCAGTTGCCAGCCCGGTCAGGGCATAGGACCGAACATCTGCCGCAAGAGTGACCGGCCCACCCGCCGGAGCAGCAGCAGAGCCGCCTAGCGGGATGCCGCCTAGAGGAGCGTGGCCAAGCATTTAGCCCTCCTCGGGTTCAGGCTCCGGTGCGGAAAACGCAGGCTCGTCGGTGTCGCCGTTCCAGATGCAGCCAGGACCAACCCAACAATCATCCGGCACGATCAGTCCCGTGGCGTCATCGTCCACAATCTCGACATTCGTGACTAACAGGCCGATCAGGTTTACCCGCTTCATGTGCCAAACCTCTCGATCACAACCACCAGCCCAGCACCACCGTTACCGCCCGCGCCGCCGTTGTTAGAGATCGAGGCCCCGCCGCCCGCGCCGCCGCCGCCGGGCGTCTGACCAGCGCCGCCAGCGCCGCCGTTTGTGGTTGTCGAGGAACCGCCGCCCGAACCGCCGCCGCCGCACCTCAACTGGGTTGTCGTTGTTGGTGTGTGAGTGTTGCCCGCGCCGCCTCCAGAAGTCCCGCCAGACAATAGAGTGGCAGCGGTAGTTCCGGGGCCGGGGCGACCTGCGCCGCCAGCGCTTGCAGCCGGGGCCGTGGTAACCCCACCACCAGCGCCGCCGCCCGCGCCGCCAAAGGGGCCACCTTGGCCCCCGCCTTGGGGGCTGCTTCCCGCTGCTGAGGCACCAGCACCGCCACCCCCGAACGACGAACCCGCCGTGCCGTTTGAACTTGCAGAACCAGCGCCCGCCCCGGCCCCTGTTCCCGCCGCGCCTGCGCTTGTTGTTCCGTCGCCGCCCGCGCCGTAAATCGTCGCGCCGCCACCGCCGCCAGCGTTAGCAGCGTCATCCCCACCGAAACCGCGCCCGCCGCCGTAGGCATAAACCTTGGTGCCGAAGTCGGAGTTTCCGCCAGCAGTGCCCGAAGTTGCTTGTGTGTTGTTAACAGTCGAACCGGGGCCACCCGTTCCAGCCGCACCGACCGTCACGGCTTCCGTGGCACTAAGGTCGCCAATAGCAAAAACCGCAACAGCGTGAGCGCCGCCACCACCACCGCCACCGCCGGAAACTGCCGTGCCGGATGCAGCTTTGCCGCCACCACCACCGCCACCGCCAGCACCGAAAACGTGGACCTCAACGTGCGTCGGGATGTTCCCTGTCGTTGGCTTCGTCCAGGTGCCCGAGGCAGCAAAAGTGATGACGCGCTGGCCCAGAGGATACAGGTCTTGAGCCAGCGGCGTGATGAACACGACTGCCGAGCCCGTCAGGCTGAGTAGCGAGCCAGTCGATGACGACAGAAGTGTGCGCGATAGCGTCGTGCCCGAGACCGTGTAGGTGCCGGTGCCGCACTCCCACGCCGTGCCGTCCTCGATCACATAACTGACGACCGTGGCATCCGGGACCGAAGCCGAGGCAAACGAACGATAACCCGACGACGCGGAACCGAGCGTGATTGTGCCCGTGCCCGTCGTCGCCGTGGTCATCTTCACGCGGTCAAAAAGCTGGCTCATGTTTTTAGACCAGCGTCAGAACGCCAGCAGCGGCGTCAAAGTCCACCAAAAGGGCCTCGCCCGTCAGAAGGGTGATCGACGAACCGTAGTCATACCAGCCAATCGGCTTGGCCGAGGCGGTCGAGTTGTAGAGGATCGCGTATCGGAACGGGCCGATGGAGCCGCCCGAAGCCGTAAAGGTCGTGTCAGCCAGGACCAGCTTATAGGTGCCCGAGGTCTGGGCAGACGAGGTGATCGACGGGGTGTTGCCGCCCGCCGTGTAGCCGTTTGCCGCAGCCGGGGCCGGGTGGTCGGTCACGTTCCACGTCGTCTGGGAGGCGGTCGGGGCCGTGTTGGTCAGCGCGACCTTGAGCGTATCGGAGCCGAGGTTGTGAGCCTTCTCGGCGAGGTCTTCGACGAAGCAGTTGAACTTGTTGAATGTGGCCATGACGGCATCCTTTCAGGCGGTGCAAAGCGTCCGACCGATTGGCCGGGCGAGGGGGTGGCGGCGGCAGTAGGGGGACGAACCGGGTTCGCGGGCCGTGGATTACCCGCGCTCTTCAATCGTGAAGCTCAGAGCGACGTGGCCGGCGGTATTTGTAGCCCAGGCATCATCTGACACCGTGGCAAAGCCCTCGATCCGAGGCGCGGAAATCTCGACGACATCGTTATTGGCCGGCGACACTCGCAGCATCGTCGTCAGGACAACGCTTGCTGCCCCAGCCGCATCTGCAACCACCTCGGTTTTGACCCGGTAGGCATACAGCCGGCCCGCCGTCGAAACGCTGATCCACTGGTTTTTTCGCAGGACGTAATGGGGCGTGAAGCCATCAATCATGAGCGTGGTGCCCGACTGGGAGGCCCCATTCACCAGCGTTGCGCCCGGCGCACCGGGATCAACGCCAGGCTGGACGATCTGCATCGTCACCGTGGCCGACTCGTCGTTGATGTCAGCCCAATCCTGCGCGTCCTCATAGCGCATCACCGGCATGGTCACGTCGATGGCGTATCTCGATCCCGCGCGATTGAGCCGCTGAATATCGCCGCCCCATGCAGGCCGCAACTCAGCGCGGCCCGTGACCAGGCGAGGCGTCATTGAAGACGGGTAGGGCCAATCAGGAAGATTAATCGCCATGTATCAAGCAGGCCCCAGATTGAAGCGAGCGCGCCGGGCAGCGTCGGCCGGAACTTGTGATCGGGCCGCTCCGAACGCTTGCATACTCGACCGCCCAGCAATCGGCGTGGCCAGCTTTTCAACCCGCACGTCAAAATACGGCGACGGGACGACGTGAACCGCCATGCCCCCGTTGCCCTGGTCCTGACCCGGCCGGCGGATGTCCACCATCTCGCCCGGCGTGGCGCGGAACTGCATCAGTTGGCTGTCGGCACCGCCGGAGCCGCCGACCTTGAAAGAGCCCCCGGTTTTGAAGCCGGGAATCTTCCCGCCCGAAAAGGCTTTAAGCATTGAGCCGGCCGCGTTGAGCCAGCCCATCGCGCCGCCGTTGCTGGAGCCCTTCTCCCCGCGCAGCATATTGGTCAGCGAGTCGGCCAAACCATCGAACAGCGCCGACCGCAACCGGGCGGCAAGATACTGGCCGAGATTGCCGTCTGCCGCCGCCTCCAGCCCGCCCCGGATGCCGTCATAGGTCGAGGCGCGCAGGTCTTCCTCATTCTGGGCCGCCAGCCTGACGGCTTCCTCGCGGGCGTCAGCAGCGGCTTCTTCGCGTTCTTCCATGATGCGCCGGCCAGCAATCGACAGGGGATCGGCCGCATCACGGGCGATGCCGGCGTCTCGCATCGCGCGATTGAAGGTATCCTGACTGATAGCGGCGGCGTCGAGCATCCGCGTCAACCGCTCAACCTCGGCCCGATATTGTTCCGCCGGGGTGCGGGTCTGCTCGTAAACCTGGGCAGCCTCGCGGGCGAGGTCTTGTGCGCTTTGCGCCGCATCTCGCTGCGATTCCGACAGACGATTGACATTGCGACTGGCCCGGTCTGTCGCGTCATCCAGATCGACCACAGACTCTGTCGCCGCCGTGATGGCCGGCGGCGGACCAGCCGGCGTCCACAGATCGGCGACGAACTGCTCGACGCCCTTAAGATAGGCTTGCGTTTCACCGAAGCCGCGCGCGGCATAAAGCGCAGCCCCGGCAAAATCTTGCTGGACCCACTTATAGGCCGCCACGGCAGCCGTGCCGATGTCCCGCGCCACGCCGATGAATGCCGCACCCACCAGAACCGCGACGGTTACGAGTGCGCGGAGGGTCCAGCCCAGAGCCTGACCCACCACAGCCATCGTGCGGCTATCTTGCGAGGTCTTGATGAGCGCGCCCGCCAGACTGCGCAGCGCCGGAAGCATGCCCGTGGTGATCTTCGTAATCACCCCGTCCTTGGCCGCATTCAGCCTGGTGAGCTCATCTCCCAGAGCCTCTGCGGAGGCTGCGGTTTCGGTATCCAGAACGATGCCGAGCCGCTGGGCTTCGTCATACATCTCCTGAAGGCCGTCTCGACCCTCATTCAGCATGGGGATCATGTCGGCCCCGGCCTTGCCGAAGACACGGATGGCCAGCGCGGTCTTTTCGGCACCGCCCGGCATCTTCGAGAAGCGGTCGGCCAGGTCGCCCATGACATCGATCACGGGCCGGACGTTGCCTTCCGCGTCCACGGCGGAAATACCCAGCATCCGAAATGCGTTGGCTGCCGGCCCGGTGCCGGACTGGCTGGCGTCAAAAAGCGAGACGGACAGCTTTTTGATGGCCTTCTCTAGGCCTTCAATCTGCACACCGGAAAGCTCGGCGGCATAGGTCATGCGGCTGAGGTCTTCGACGGTCAGCCCCAGCGCCTGCGAGAGTTCATACATATCGCCAGCGCGGGTGATGACGCCCGCCATCGCCGTGGCTATAGCCCCGCCCGCTGCCGCCATAGCCCCGGCAATGGCCAGCGCGCCCGTCTTGGCGACCCCCGCAAACTTCTCAAGCCCGGTCTGGGCATTCTTCATGCCCGTCGTGAACTGGGCCGAGTCAAGCCCGAGGGTGACCCGCAACGCTCCGACGACCGCGCTTCCTGCCATGTGCGGTTATCCTCTCGCTGCCCAAGCCGCGAAGATCGCCTCCATTTCGGAGACAGTCTGGCGGCGGGCGTTGCGCTTGGTGCCCATCAGGCTCTCAAGCTTTGGAAACGTCTTGAGCCGGGGCAGCGCGGCCGTATGCCAAGCCAACCACGCCCGGCCCTGATGTTCCCGTTGGATGCGTTGCGACGCACCCTCGAAAACAAGCTGCATGACGCGCGGCGTCATCAGCCAGAACCGCTCTTCGGATTCCCCTACCGCGACCCACGCTTTAAGGAGCGACGGCCAGTCCCAGCCGCCGCTCCCTTCTGAGGGTTTTCCGGTTCGTCTTTCGCGTCAGGGAAGGCCGAAATCAGGGCCTTTCCGATGCCGTCAAGGGCCGGCCCAGGGCCGCCCATTTCTTCCATCAATGCCCCGCAGGCCAGCAGGTCCACGTCTGCATGATGGTGCCGGAGCCCGCCCCAAAGCAGGGCACGGACGACGTGCATAGGGGCCGCCTCGCCCTTCGACAGAGCCCGAAGAATCTGATCGGTCGAAAGGTTGAGGACATACTCGACCTCGCACATGGCGTTGATGTTGAAGGCCAGAACATAGTCCCGGTCTCCAACCTTGATCGACGCCTCGCCTTTGTGAGCGTTGGCTCCCATGCGTTAGACCGCCGCGTAAACGGGCTTGCCGGTGACCTTGATGGTCAGGCTCATCGCCACCTTGTCGTCGATGACCACGTCATCGAAGGCAAAGGCGGTGGGGATGCCCGAGAAGGTGAAGGTCGAGGAACCGGGGAAGGTGACGCGGAAGGTCTCGACGCCGGCCAGAACCAGCGTCTGAAGCAGCGTGGCGCTCGCCTCGACGTAGTTCAGGTTGACGGTCACCTCGCCGCCGTCCTTCAGGCTGGCGATGT